CCCCTGAGTCGTGTGAAAATCAAACTGACCTCGTAATTCACCCAACTCAGAGTTTATTGTTTCAATAGACGTCTCTGACGTGTTCTGACGCTCGTATAGCGGACCTTTTCCGTCGTCGTTACCGATTTGCTGCTTATACACTGATTGAATCAACTGTGGTGCAAACAGACCAATCGCGATGCCATAGTAGTTAGCAATGAGAAGAATCTTTTTTCCCAGAGCAAAATCCTGTTCATGCCCTGAATATGGACCACTCTGAATACGCCAGCCGATACTATCGTCGATATAACCCTCTGCCGCATCAATCCAAACACCTTCGAATTGAGCTAGCTGAATACCGTCAGCATTTTCAACACGACTGAACGTTTGGCGGCCATCAAAAATGCGGATAGTAGACCATGACACGGTCATTACTGAATTTGACCCGGAACCAGTTTGGCTAAGCTCAAACTGAGTATTCGTCGGTGATGAGTCATTCAATGGGCTATGCTGAGGCAATGACCAGCGGCCGTATGCTGAATATGCAATTGCTGAGGAAATCGGATCGTAACTGCTCTTATTCCACGAACCACCACTGAAATAATAGAGACCATTATTGCCGGTTTCAGAATCGCCAACCACCTCCGCCAACGGGTACTGGCCATCAGCATCGGCGGTGGGAGTAAACCCGTTTAATTCAGTGAGCGTCTCGAACGATTTACGCCCCTGCACCATCGCCTGAAGTGCATCGAACTTGCCTTTAATCGCCTTCGAGAGGCTGTCTCGGGTGGTGCCTTCATGCGTGACGCTGGTTGCGTCGTCGCCGAACGCCAGCGCTTCGAGGTTATCAATCAGCGTTTGAATTTTCGCAATCTGTTCCAGTAGTGTTGCCATCGTTAATTGCTCTCTGGAGTTACATAATCGGTGACGGCCTCATCAAGGCCGGTTTCAAGCGCGGCGGCGGCATCGTCGATGCCCTCCATGGCGCTGATAATGGTGTTTTCGTCGATAACTGGCAGGCCGTCGATTTCGATATCCGCTTTTACTTCCCAAAGATCCGGCGCGATGCACGTTGGCGCCGGATCGCTGATAAAGCGGCACACCTGGTCAGTCAGGCCCGAGCCAGTTTTAAAAGGCAGGGTAAAATCCGCCGCGCCGCCATCGATGGTGTGCTCCACCCACCCTTCGAACCACTCGAGCTGCGCACCACTGAATTTAAACGTGACAGCAGACCGCGCCGGAGCACCCCAGAACCGCTTGCGGTTACGGGTACGGCCAGACTTCATGGGGATGCGATCAATGCCCGAATTTCTTTTGTACCCATGCCCCGCAAGCTGAGGCAGCGGGAGGATATCGGTCGGGTAGCGTGTGTAGTCGGTCATGTTTAGCTACCGTATGGATTAAGTCGGAATTTGCTCATTAGGCGCTGAGTGATCTCTTCATCTGCGTCTAAATCAGCGATGACGTATTGTTTAATCATCCGGCCATCAGGACCCATCGATTGACGCTCTTTAATTGTGCTGTTGCTGGATGCGTTGATCACCTGCACAGTGGTGTTGCCAGCCGATCCGCCCGCTGCGCCTTTGCCGTTGGCGATGTCGAATAGGTTTCGCTGTTGTGCACGGTTGAGGATCATTTCACTGGAGTTAACCGCCGCGGTGAGGTTGTCGCCGGTGTAGCTGGTGCCAGGTACGATGCCGCCGTTTTCGAAGGCGCCTGCAAAAGCCTGCCCCATGACGATACCGGCCGAGGAGTATCCGATACCGCGAATAAATCCAGCGTAAGCCACGCCCGGAGGACCCGGCATCATTGCGAGCGCGCTAACGGCTGCTTTTTCGGTGTCCATGATGATGCTAAAACCGGCAGCGGTTTGCTGAGCAGCCAAGGCAATTTTGTAGGCCTTACTTTTCTCTTTACCCAACGCCGCCATCGCGGTGACCGCATGCCCCATGACTGCAGCTTGCGCTTGAGCCTCGATATGGAGCATCGCCGCTGCGTGATAACGCTTCATGGACAGTTCCATGTCGTCGTGCTGCTGCTGCGTTATGCGCTTCTGCGCCAGACTGTCTGCCAGGTACTCCATGCGCTTTTCGTGCGCGGCGCGCTCCGCTTCGGCGCCAAGGCCAATACTATTCATCAGCTGGATGTAGGCGTTTTCGTCGGCGGCTGATTTGTCTTTGGCGCGTTGGTCGAGTTCTGCCTTTTGGATTTCGGTCAGGCGCTTTTGATAGTTCTCGAAGTTGTCGGTTTCGAGCTGCCATTGTTCTGCGTCGTCGATAATTCCTTTTGCACGGAATTCGTCGATCATTTGCTGGCGTTCAACGTAGGCCATGCGCTCGACTTCTTTTTTGTCGGCCAGGGTTTTACGCAGGTTGGTCAGTTGTTGTTCTGCCGCTGCTCGCTCTTTTGCGAGCTGTTTGGCGTTGCGTTCTTCGAGTTCTGCCTGTTCATCCGCTTTGATTTTTGCCTGAGTTGCGGCGGCTTTTTCATCAATTTCTATTTCACGGGCGCGGATGCCTTCAAGTTCTTCAAGGAAGGATTTTTCAGCAGCGAGTTCCTGCTGACGCGCTGCGTTTTTGGCATTACCCGAGCGGCCACCGCCTGAGGTGGGCTTCTGGGCTTCCAGATCGGCGATGCGGCTTTGAGTTTGCTCTATCAAGCTAGCGACTGAATCCAGATCGCCGGCACGCGCCCGGGCAATTTCGAGCTGGTCGTTAATGGCTTCGATTTCGGCCAGTACGGCTGATTTCTGGCTGCCACCTGAGCGGCCATTGAAGCCTTTGTTCAGGCGGGCCTGTAGAACAGCGAGTTTGGTTTCGAGACCATCGACCGAGGGTTCGATTTCTTCGGCCAACAGATGAAATGCGTTGGCAAGCTCGTTAATCCACTGAGTTGCCTTTTCAGCAGGACCAGTATCAGCCAACTTAACTTGCAGCTCGTCCCAGCGCTGACTCAGCGTATCAACCGAACCCGCGAACCCTTGCGCTTGCGCCGCGGCTGTTTTATTGAGCTGACCCGCCAGTTCTCTGAGGATGATTTTTTGCGCACCCGCTTTATCACCCGCCTCGACCATCGCACGGATCATATCCTGCTGGCCTTCAGTAAAGCTGACGCCAGAACGCGTTAACGCGGTAATACCCTTCACGGGGTCTTGCAGTGCCTTACCAAGCTGCAGAGCATTACTTTTAGCCGTGCCACCCATCACAGCGGCCATATCCTGTGCCAGACCGATCGCTTCGAGGAATGTATCGCCCTGTACTGACTTGAACGTCAGCAGCGCTCCCTGCGCTTCCTGAATCCCTTCTACGCTGGCCAGCGTTCCGAGTGCTACTTTTTCGGCGTTGCGCTGTAATTCCTGTGCACTCAGGCCCGCCGCGTAGCCGGTGGTTTCCAGCAGCTGCTGAACTTTCAGTTGCTGCTGTTCGTACTTGTCGTACGTGCGGATCGATGACAGCAGTACCGCACTGGCACCCGTCACGGCCGCACCGAAGCCGACCCATGCAGCGGCACCACTGGTCATGATGCCGCGCAGGGCTTCAAAGCGGCCAGCGACGCCGCCCAGTGGCCCATTAATGGCGATCAGGCCTTTGCTGACGCCATTGACTGATTTATGCAGCGCATCGTTGGCGGCAGTGGCTTTAAACACCTGGGAGGTGTAGCTGCTGCTGTCGCCGGTGATGCGTATATTTAAATCAGTGTTTTTTGCCATTCGGGAACATTCCTTCAAGCATTGCAAACATCTCTTCAGCTGTTTGCCGCTTTGGTGGCTGATGTACGTTGGGTAAAAAGTCGGTGACTTTGAAGGTCTTGCCTTTGCCCGCGTTTATGTTTGCCAGCAGCGAGCAGATCATGCCGGTGCGCAGGTCGTCGGCCCATGCGCCGTGAGGCTCAAGGCTGAGGAACGTTTGCCACTCCGCCGCCAGTGTTGACGGCATTTCGCGTAGCATTTTGTCGACGTTCCATTCACCGCAGATCATTGCGAGGCGGAATGCCCAGCGGCGCTGCTGCTGGCTTGTCAGGGGTTTGCTTCGAGGGCTTCCTCTGGCGTTTCCTCTGAGCCGAACCGCTTGAGGTATTCGGGCATGGGCAGCACCCATTGAATACCGGTTTTTTCTGCGGCTGCGATGGCAAGTTCATCGAGCAGGTCATGCGGCAGATCCTGCAATGCCCTGAGCGTTGCCTCTGCGTTGTGGTTGTACAGACGGTTGCCCCAGCGGTC